TATACAAAGGGTCAAAGCCTATTTGTAAAATGTCATAATTGTGGTTATGGTGCATCTTTTGGAAACTTCATAAAACAAATTGATCCTCACTTACATGGGCAATATGTAATGGAGAGATATGGTCACGGACACGGCGAATCTATAGGTCGTGGTAAAACTAAAGATCCCGAATTTCATTTCAAGAAACCTGAATTTAAACCTAAACCTCAAAAGATTGAGTTACCTACTATTGGTGAACTTGATGAAGATCATTTTGCTCGTAAGTATTTTGAGAGTAGAAATTTACCCGAAACTTTCAAAACGACAGTTTATTTTGCTGAAGATTTTAAGAAGTGGGCAGAGAATATATCCAAAATAGATTATTCTAATTTGGGTAAAGAAGAGCCTAGAATGGTTATTCCTTTTTTCGATATGGAAGGAAAATTAATTGCTGCTCAGGGTAGAGCATTAGGTAAAAATGAATTACGTTATATTACAGTAAAAGTTGAAGAAAAGTTTCCTAAGATTTTCGGTTTAGATAGATGGGATCCTGAAGAACATACATATATTGTAGAGGGACCAATAGATTCTATGTTTCTTCCAAATTGTCTTGCAGTGGCCGGTGGTGATTTGGAAACATTACCAATAAATGTTGATAAAAAACAATGTACTCTAATTTTTGATAATGAATCTAGAAATATACATACTGTAAAAAAGATGATGAAATCCATTGAAAAGGGTTGGAATGTTGTGGTTTGGCCAGAATTAAAAAAGTTCAAAGATATTAATGATTTAATTAATAATGGACTGTCTACTGATGAAATCCTAAATATTATAAATAAAAATACAGTCAATGGATTAAAAGCAGATTGGACAGCTAGAAAGTGGAGAGATGTCCGATAATGTGATAAAAGTCCATGAACACGGGTTTGTAAAATTACTTGATGTCATGGGTAATGATGAAGAAGTAGAGAATGCAGCAAGAATTAGTTATGGAGAAGGAACAAGAAAGGTAAGTCAGACGCGTAATCTTATACGCTACCTAATGAGACATAAGCACACCTCACCCTTTGAGATGTGTGAGGTCAAGTTCCATATTAAACTCCCGATTTTTGTTATGCGCCAGTTAGTCCGCCATAGGACAGCAAACCTGAACGAGTATTCTGGACGGTACTCAGTCATGTCAGATGACTTTTATTTTCCAAAGGGGAAAAATCTTAAACCCCAATCATCGACAAATAAACAGGGTAGAGAAGACAGGGCGTTACAAAACCCAGGTGAAATTGAATTTGAAATGTATCGTGTTTTCGATGGAGCTACAACCGCTTATAAAAATTTGATAGGCTGGGATTTATCAAGAGAATTATCAAGAATAGTTCTTCCTGTGTCGAACTATACTGAAGTTATATGGAAAATAGATTTGCGTAATTTTTTCCATTTTTATCATTTAAGAAGTGACAGTCATGCTCAAGATGAAATACAACATTTTGCTAATGCTATGTGGTGTTTAGTTGAACCACATTTTCCAATATGTTGTGAAGCATTTATGGATTACGTAGTAGAAGCAAAAACATTTACAAAAAAGGAAATGGCAATTATAAAAGATAATTTACAAGGAAGTTGGGTTATGTCTAAATACGGATTGTCGGATAGAGAAGCAACAGAATTTTTAGAAAAATTAAAATAGGATAAAAATGAACGAAGATAGAAATGGTGTATTTGAAAATGATTTAGCAGAATTTGTATATATGAGGACTTATTCTCGTTGGGTCGATGAAAAGAAAAGAAGAGAAACTTGGAAAGAAACAGTTGAAAGAGCAACATCATTCCTTAAAAAGATAAGTAAGAAAAAATTAAAACAATCAGACTATGAGTTAATAACAGATTTTGTATATCGTATGAAGGTGATGCCTTCTATGAGATTAATGTGGACAGCTGGCAAACCCGCTGAAGTAAATAATGTTGCAATTTATAATTGTTCAACAGTTCCTATAGATTCATTAAATTCCTTCGCTGAAGTTTATTTTTTGTTGATGAGTGGAGCAGGAGTGGGTATTGATGTATCTAGAAAATATATCGAAAAACTTCCTAAAGTACGAAGATCAAGTGGTAAACGACAAAAGGTTGTTTTTAAAGATTCTAAAGAAGGATGGGCAGAAGGAACATTAAAATGTTGCCAGTTAATGTGGGATGGATATGAAGTAACATGGGATTTATCAAAATTAAGACCACAGGGAGCGAGGCTTAAAACTTTTGGTGGGCGATCATCTGGACCCGGGCCATTAGATGAAACCTTACATTTTATTAAACATATGGTTGAAGCACATCGTGATCGGAAGCTGAGTTCTCTTAATGCATTTGATATTGTAACTAAAATTGCCAATTCAGTAGTTGTGGGAGGTGTTAGACGATCATCAATTATTACACTTTCTGATCTTTATGATACCGGAATGAGAAATGCTAAACAAGGACAGTTTTGGATTACTAATGCTCATCGAGCTATGAGTAATAATAGTGCCATTTATGATATAAAACCCAACTCTGTTGATTTTATGAAAGAATGGTTAGCACTTGCCGAAAGTGGTACAGGAGAACGAGGGATATTTAATCGTTATTCTATTAATAGTTTAATACCCAAAAGACGGCGTAAGAGACATGATTGGACTACTAACCCATGTGGTGAAATAATATTACGACCAAGAGGTTTCTGTAATCTTTCTGAAGTGGTTATCCGAGCAAATGATACACTTCCTGATCTGATGGAAAAAGTTAAAGTTGCTACTATAATAGGAACTATACAATCAACATTAACTGATTTTTCATTACTAGATGAAATGAATGAAGATTGGAAGAAGAATGCTGAAGAAGAACGGCTCTTAGGTGTATCTCTCACAGGCCAAATGGATAATCCCGATATATTGACACCAGAAAATTTACAAGCATTGAGAGATTATGCGGTAGGTGTTAATGTAGAGTATGCCGAACGATTGGGAATTAATAGGTCAGCAGCAATTACAACCACTAAACCTTCTGGTACTGCTTCTATTTTAGTAAATTCTTCTTCAGGTTTTCATCCACGATTTTCAGATTATTATATAAGGAGAGTAAGAATTTCTGCTACTGATCCTTTGTATAGTATGATGAAAGATCAGGGAGTGAAATTTTTACCAGAAATTGGACAACCAGTAGAAACTGCTCAGACATGGATTGTTGACTTTCCTGTGAAATCACCCGAAGCTTCTGTAAAAGTGCATGAGGTTTCTGCTATAGATCAATTAGAACAATGGTTAAAGATAAAACATAATTATACAGAGCATACTGTATCAGCGACTATATATGTAAAACCTGATGAGTGGTTTAAGGTGGGACATTTTGTATATGAAAATTTTGATGATGTGGTGGGTATAAGTTTTTTACCTAAAGATGATCATATCTATCAACTTGCTCCCTATGAAGAAATTGATGAAAAAACTTACAATCGATTGAAAGAAGATTTTCCAAAAATAGACTATTCAAAACTTTCCGAATATGAAACAGAAGATTTTACCACAGGAGCCCAGATAGTTGCGTGCAGTGGCGATAGTTGTGAGATTATTTAAATTAACTAAATAATGTAAAAGGGAAAGGAAAAAATGGCAGAATCATTAGGAAAAGATTGGAACACATTGTTTGTTTCACAAATGCATGCAGTAACTGCATTTTTTAAAGATGAACCTGTTGACCCAATATTATATACTGATGGTATATACTCTACAAAATTTCATTTGGCTATGAGTATTTTGACTTGGTCGGAAGACACACTAACTAATAAGGAACAAGTTGAATATAAAAAACAAATTAGGGATGTGGTATGATGAAGTTAAAAAATTAGCAATTCGTTCAATTCGTAAAAAGGAAATTTTAGATGAAAAGGAAGAACTTTATGAAACCCGGTGGGTGTGGTATCACACTTTATTGGTTGTGGAATTGTTCATCATAATTCTTTTATTACTATATATAGCGATATAATCAAAAATGGATTAAATAAATGCAAAATTCAGTACGTCTGGGAAGACAATTAGTTTTAAATAAAGAAAATTGGATTTCTTCACGGATAACAAAAAAACCCTGGAATATTAAATATAATGGTAGTATTCATGGGATGAAAGATGAAGCAGAAACAATTCGTGAAGAGCTTAGTAAGTTTACAGGATTAAATAAAGAAACCTTTCCCTGTAATACTGGATTACCGAAACATAAAGACCTTAAGATATGGTTCGGTGAAAAATTGTTATGGAGCCACACGGAATCTCAAAAATTACCCTCACCTAGAGAGTTAATAGAACAAATCGAATTAGATGACGATAAAGAAACTACATTTAATTGGAAAAAACACTAGAGACAAATTATAAATGCCGACAAATATTGAGTGGGAAGATGGCACAGCCAGTATCAATATATTATGCGATGGATGTGATAAAGAATACAACATTATAACAGAAGATACAACGGGCTTGGAATTATGTCCATTTTGTGGACATTATCTAGAGTCTATTGTAGAGGACGAAGAAAATGAAGAAGAAGATAGCTGGTATTGACTATTCTTTAACATCCCCTGCAATATGTATTTATACTGGTGATAATGAGAAATTTTTTGAATTTGACAGTTGTAAGATATACTATCTGTCCAATAATAAAAGACAACAACAACTCGCTTCTTGTAGTGGAATAAGTAATATTGTTGCCGAACCATATCCTGAATGGTCTACAGAAGAAGAAAGACATGAAAAACTTTCTAGTTGGACTATGTCTTTGATACAAGGTTGTAATGAGGTGTTCATAGAAGGTTATGCATTTGCAACTTCAGCGCAAGCTGGTGTCCGGTCAATAGCAGAAAATACAGGACTATTAAAAAACAAAATGTGGCTTGGAAGAATTCCGTTTAAGAATTATCCTCCTTCTGTCATTAAGAAATTTGCGACAGGGAAAGGTAATGCAAATAAGGAGCTGATGTATGAAGCCTTTATGTCCGAATTTTTGACTCCTGATGATCTTAAGGAACGATTAACCCCTAAAGCAAATAAAATAGTAAATCCTGTTAGTGATATTGTAGATTCTTATTTTATAACGAAAGCCGGAGCAGAGGGTTTGTTATGACCAAAAAAGAGAAAAAATCTATAGCTAATAGTAAGTATTATCAGAAGAATAAGGACAGACTTGCTGAGAAGTGGAGGAATGATGAAGCACGAAAAGAAAAATTAAAAGTTTATTATCAAAAGAATAAGGAAATTATTCTAGAGCGCGCACGGGAATGGAATCGTAAGAATAAAGAGGCAAGAAAATTAATTACGGAACGACAAAAGAAATCTAAATTACAATCATTTTGGCAAGTCAATATTAAGAAAAAAGATGAACATTAATAAACATCAAGAACTAATTTCATTGACAGAAAAAGTGGAAATTACAGGAAATTATCTTGTACGCAGATTTAAAGACGATAGTGGAAACTATTTAATTATAGATCACTATGGTGATTTTTTAGTATTAGATAAACAATCAGCTGGAGATGTTCTTTCAGCAATTTGGGATGATGCTTATGTTCCTGATGTGATGCACACACCTTCTACAGGATTATTAAATTAAATGAATATTTTTTTAATAGTTTTATTATTTTTAGTTTCTTGTGGTAGAATACAAGAAACACCGAAATGGACAGAGGCATTAGAAACTCTCAAACCTATTGAGGGTTATGTACAGGCTGGAATTTTTTCACATTCATCTCCCAAAAATCTAGAACCCTATTTATATGTTCAATATTGTGATTCAAAAGGTAATCAATTATGGATGAAATATAATTATGAGGATAAATCTTGGATACAAAGAAAATATAATACCTGGGGATGTAAAGATTCTACTTATTCTACAGGACCTGAAACGTAATAATGGTAAAAGTGTATTCTGGGCTTGAATTTCAAAAACAACAACTACGACTTGAAACATCGCTCCAATATTTTAATAATCTTAAACGTGGTTCTGAATTCCCTTTTTTACCTTCTATAGGAATAACAGACATTTTTCAAGCGTTTGATGCATCAGAACCACATAGGTTTCTTGGAGTATTACACTTAAAGTTTGTTGATGGTGAATGGAAAAAAGAATGGATTGACGAACCTCAAGATGGCGTTGAATCGATATTACAGGTAAGGAAATCTAAATTTTATGATACGGACAAATTAGTAGGTATAGTTATTAATAGAGTTCAAAA